CCCATAAACTTTGGGTACTGCAACTCAGGCAGGCTGATTAAGCCAGGTACTTTTAGTAAAGTGTTATAAAGGCGATCAGTATGATTGCTGCGGATAATGTGACACTCTTTGCTGTACTCACTGAGATCCCACAGAATTGACTTAGTAAGCTCACGATCCTGGTGAATGGTTTGCTTATAAGCCATAGGTGTTCCTTCGGCCCACTTGCTAATTGTATTAAAATCAATTTCATCGCCGACCACCAATACAGAATCAAACTTCTCCCTACGTGCTAACTTAATTACATTTTTTACAGCTGCCTCGTGATGGAAAGGAATCTGTAAATCTGAGATTACGAGATACCTTTTCCCCTTAATCTTCATCCTCTTCTGGAGTAGGAATAGATGGGATAATGCCGCCTTCGCCTACTACCCAGTCAGGCATAGAAGATGGACTATCCATTAAAGCCAACGCAAGCGGCTCACTAAATCCAGCCTTGCGTGCAGCCTTGTACATCTCATGCTTACAAATATAGAAAACCTCAAGTTTAGATAAAGGATCGGGTGATTTACGTACTACCCGCCTATTAATCTTCTTTCGCTTGCGTGTGTTAGCCATGTGTTTATTGTCTCTTACTCATTATAGAAAACAGATCATCAACACGCTGCTCTAATCTAGTTAATTGATCTTTCATGCTAGAGCCTGAGTTAGGTTTAAGTTCGGCTAAATAAGACTTAATAACCCATCGTAGAGCCAGCAATAAACTTGTTAATAGTGCGCTTACGCCAACTGCGATAGCGACAAAATCGTTGGGCGTCACTCCGCATTAGCACCGAGGCCATAAGCACTGTCGGATTTATCTAGAGCCCTAGCTGCTGGACCGGCTAAAGCTGCAACGATTACAGAGATAGCAGGATCTAAACCTAATTCATTACTAGCTAAGAATGTTAAGAAGGATACTAATACCCCACGTGCGTAAGACTTTAATACTGCCTTTTGCTTCTTACTGATTTTCATATCTTTCCCCCTAGTAGTGGTATATCGAACGCTCTACCATCCTTATCACCTGATGGATTAAAGCTGACGTGGATGTGCTTTGTGTGTTTGTTAAACCCTGAATACTTACGCCACTTAAAGTTAAGTATCTTGCTTGCAATCATGTCGTTATGTATTACGTAAGATATGCGCTTATCGGTTTTCGCACAGATTCTGATTTGGTCAGCCAGATAAACCGAGAGCCCCTCGGATGAATCCAAGCGAGAATCAATATCAATGGCTCGCACGCATCCGGTGCTGTCTGGATTATGATCCGATTTGCGGGCAGCATGACGAGCATCGCCAAGCCACCCATCAGAGGTAGTCCGGCGATCTGGATACCAGGTAGTAACGGCATCTCTAAGCTCTACTCCAGCTGCAGACAACCAAGCCTTCATTAGCCATTAAGCAATGCAGAGATTTGATCGTCAGTGAAGCCTAACTCTTTGAGTTTTACGATACCTTCTTGACGATTCAATATTCTAATTTGTTCCTTAGTAGGGCCAGCAATATGGGCTGCAATAGCAGCCTCTAATTCGGCTTCTGTCACTGTTGAGTTATCGGCTGGCATAATTATTTTTTTCTTGGAATCATTAAAATCAGCACAAAGGCCTTGACCGCCTAATTCTTGATCTAATTGCTCTAAATTAATTTCTTTTGATGTAATTGCCATTTTATGACCCCAAATCTATAACTATGATTTCTCTATTTTGAAAAAATACATTATTTGTATAATAAGAAACATATTTTGAAGTAAAAGTATTTGATCCTGCAGTTAATGTGGTTACTCTTGTAACAGAACTTGCTCTATGAAAATCAGTATTTGCTCCGATATAAGTATAAGATACGGCATCTGACGCAGCAATGGTTGATGCACCACTTACTGCAAAACTCATTCTACCGCCTTGATTAACCGCGCCACTTGTAATTTCTGCGCTTATTATAACCAATGCTTTTGTGCCAGTTGTTAAAGTTACTGCAGGTCCAGATGTTGTCAAATCGGTATAACTTGAAGATGTTGTTCCTTGATTTGTTGCAACTTTTGCAGATGCACTTGTAGGTGATGATGATGCAGCAGCACCTGCACCTTTTATAAAAATAGCAGCAGAAGTGCTAATAAAATCTAGTGTGCCGCTTTCATATTGTGCTAATGCTAAAGAAGCAGATGAGTTAACAGTTGCTGTACCAGCTGTAATTGTGCAAACTCCAGCACCTAAATTAGTTATTTGTACTGTATCGCCTGCTGCAAACAGGGCAGTATTAACCGTAATAGTTGTAGCACTTGCGTTGCTCATAGATATAGCAGCCCCGGCATCGGCAGCTACTAATGTATAACTTGCGGTCTTAGCAGATGCAGCACCACCTGACATGGCGGTTTGTTGCAAGCTAGTCATCTGTGCAGCCGTTAATACCTGCCCAGTTGTAAACGTTTGTTTTGCCATTATATCTCCCTAGTAACTAAGCACATTATAGTCTAAAGTGCCATAACCTGTTGTATTATCTAAAATCAGAGCGTCTATAATTGGCTCTAATGTTGTAAACGTGGTTTTCCAACTATTCGGGGTAATCCTAAAAGCTACTCCGAAAATCTGTAGGGTCTTATTAAGGGTAGATCCGCCTGGCTGAGTGGTAATTACTGTAATTGGATCAAAGAAATCTAGGTCTAAAGCTGCAATTATGCCAGTGTTATAATTGGCTGTGTATAAATCTAGCACTATGGAGTCCACTCGGATACTTGTCTCAGCTCTGCTAGCCACATAAGCCTGGGCATAATCTAAGGCTACTGCATCGGTTTCCATAAGTAGGTTGTCTAAAAAATAACTATGTAAGAAATATTTATCGATGCTGGCTTGGTTTGAGGCTACCTGTGCGCTGCCACCAGTCCTAGTAATTGTGGCTTTATTAAATATAAGTACATCATTAAGAATCCAACTAGCATCAAAATAAGTTATGCCTGTGCCATTATCTGCAAACACTGTGGGTGTGCCGCTGATAGATCCTGCAGTTACTGCTCTATCTTGGAATACAAATGAGCCAGAAGCATTAACATATAAAGATCCATACTCAGATGAAGCAACAGTAGTTAAAGCCTGTAATGCTGTGCGGTTAGTGCCCGGATCTGCCTGCATTGTAGTTAGACCTGCATCTACATCACGCATGCCTGAAGGCCAGCCAATTTGATCTAATATCTGATTAACACGTGTGCCTGATAAATTGCCAGCAGTAGCTCCTGTGACTGTGCTGATCTGGGCTAACTGGGCTAATCTAAATGCATCTACTGCTTGTATGGTAGTGATGGCTAAATCTTCACCAGAATCATCTGGGTATGTAGTTACATAACTTGTAATAAAGCCCTGGAATATTGGATAATTAATACCCCCATAGGTAGCACTGATCTGCACCTTTTTCATGGGTGTAAGTAACTCGTAATAAGGCCCTGTTACATTCTGTGGGTTAAAATCACCATTTTGATCTACTATGCGTAATGTAAGTGTGCCTGTCTGGAATTGATCTGATAATGCAGTACGGCCTCGGTTAGTCTCTATGCGGTTTATTTTGTCGGAGACATCTACGATTACAGCTGTAGCATCACCTAAAGTATTGGTGTCTAATATTCCTGAATCTAAAATCATGGTCTGAGCAAAACCTGGCCCAGTACTAAAATTAATTACAGCATTTATTACTGGTAATGTCATTATAAAGATCCAGCAGGTACTGTTGAGTAACCTGATCTAGTCGCCACCTGTATGCTTTCTGCTATAGCCTGGCTCATTCTGTCACCACCTGCATCTACAGTTACTCTAATTTGCATAGCCTCTTGTGGTGTAACTCTTAATGAAGATAGTGGATCATAAGAAGTTGTAGCCGGTGGCATGCCAGCATAATTGGGATTAACTAAACCGTTAATAATTGAGTTTGTGCTATCAATACTTTTAGCACCTTTATTGCCAAGGGCAGTAGATATGCCGCCTAGAAGACCTGCAAGGGCCGAAAGGTCTGACGTAGCCGCTTTATCGGCAGCGGTTGCTCTTAATCCACTAAGCGGATCCCAACCCTTTAATTTATCTAAAGATTTAACTGCATCATCGGTAGCAGCCGCTAATTCTTCTAATCCCTGCTCTGCGTTTCTTTCGGCTAAATACTTAGCGGCCATAGCAGCATTACCATCTAGGATTGCTAATTTATCTGCTAAGCGTGCCTTAGTTTCTTCATCAGTAGCAGCATTAAGTGCAGCCATTAAACCTATACGTTCTACATCATACTTATCTATAAGTCCTTGTAAAGCAGCTTTAGCCTTTAATGCAGCGTTTTCAGCCGTACGTAATTTATTAGCGTTCTTAATTGCTGTGGCTTCTTTAGCACGTGCAATATCTGCACCAGCACTAGCACCTAAACCATAGGTAAAATTAGAAGTAGGAGCATTTGCAGCAGCAGATGCGGCTTTGCCAACATTATAATAAGAACTTATTACCGGTGCGTTTCTTAATATAAAGTCCAGCGCACTACCATTACCTACTTTTAAATTAAATAATTTGTTCAATTCTCCTACTAAAGATGTTACGCCTGCTATTAAATAAGATATGGCAGTAGCGGTACTGTTTAGATCATTTGCAAACTTGTCTAGTGACTTGTCTTTGCCTAAAGACGATAACGCATCTAGTAAGCCTTTACCAATAATCTCTGTAGCATCAGCTG